CCCCAGGACATCTGCGGGAAGCCGAAGCCCACATTGGCGCGGGCGTCGGAACCGTAGAGGAACTCGCGCTTCATGAAGACATTCGGGTCTTCCGGGTTGTCGAGGCCGACGAAGGTCCAGGGCTGGCGCAGCTGGTAGATGATCGGCTTCAGCGCGCGGGTGGTGCAGAGCAGGAACCACGGCGTGCCACCCCCGCCATCGGTGTTGGCATAGACGGTCTCGTTGCCGTCCGCATCCAGCACCGGGTGGTCGGTGTCGAAGAACGACTGGCCATCGTAGCAGTCGGTCGAAAAACCCGCCTTCAGGGTGCTGAACACGAGGGTGTCGCGGTGGCCCGCGGTCGACTGCCCCATCTCCTGGAACAGCGGGGCGTAGACCCCGAGCGTGTCGTCGGCGATGTCGTCGCGGTCAACGCCGATGGTCAGTTCGAAGTGCTTGTTGCGGACCGAGTAGTCCGACTCGGCGAGGTTGTGGATGAGGCGGTCGCCGATCCACTCGCGCACGTTCGGGATCTTGCCGAGCCAGCCATACTTTTCCTCCTTGGCCGAGGAAGGTACTTCGGTCGAGACGCGCGTCGACAGCGACGTCGCCATGCCAAGTCCGCTCTGGAAGCTGGCGTTGAAGCCGACGCGGATGGCGTTGAGGGTGGCGGAATTGATGATCATAGCGGGGTGCCCTTCCGGCGCTGCAGTGACGCCTACTCGGCGTCGATTTCGAAGGTGAGGTTGGCGGGCGAGGCGCCGGTCGCCGAACCGCCGATGGTGACGCGCAGCTCATCGCCGGCGACCACGTAGTTGGCGGCTGTCGGGGTGGCCTCGTCCTTGTCGCCGGCGGCCGACGCCGCCTGAGTGACCGTGATGACGCCGTTGGTGATGCCGGTGGCGCCGATCGAGGCGGTCAGCGTCGCATCGCCGGCGCCGATCGCTGCTTCGATGATCGAGCGGAGCTTGGTGATCAGGCCGGTGAAGGGCGACACGATGCGGTAGACCGGGGTGCCAGAGGCCGCGATGGTGGTCAACCGCAGCGGCAGAACCTTCTTGCGGCCCTGGCGCCAGGCGGTGAGCACGTCGAGGCCCATGCGGACATGGACGCCCTGGGCGTCGACGTCGACGATGTAGCCCGCCGGGGCGCGGGCGCCCGAGTTGGAGGTCTTGGCGACCGTCTCATCGTCGACCACCCAGGCGATCTTGCCAACATCTGCGAGGGTGATCTCGTCCGTGGAGGACGAGTTGCCCCAGCGGAAGACGCCTTCCTCGATCTTGACCGTGACGTCGCCGTCGCTGCCGCCCGAATTGTCGACCTGTTCGGCGGCGCGGCCGATGCCGAAGGCGGCGGGGGTGGCGGCGCCCTTGGTGGCGTAGCCGGCGGCGCTGAGCATCACCAGTGCGCCGGCGAAGATTTTGACGTTGTCCGCGGGAAGGACGCGGACACCGGCGTCGGCACGGCGGGGGGTGTTGCGGTCGGCGGTCAAAGTCATCTCGAAGTATCCTCGGGTTCAAACGGCGGCGCGCGGCCGCCCTCGGGTTGCGGGTGCGGGGGCTAGAGGGTCGCCACCTGGCCGGCGAGCTGGTCGCGGCTCTGGCCCATCGCCTTGGGGTCGAGGCCGAGCTGGCGCGCGACCGCCGACTCCTCGGCATTGAGCGAGACGCCGTCCTGAGTGGTGGACTGGGTCGTCGGAACGATCGAACCGCCGGCGAGCTTGGGCAGGGCGCCGATTTCCTTCTCGACGGCGACCGCGTCCGCCATGTGACGGGTGATGTAGTGGTCGCGCAGCGGTTTCACGCCGACGCGGCCGTCACGGATCGCACCGTCGATAAAGTCGGTCGCCTTGTCCCGCGCCACGTCCGCGCGCAGCGTCGTGAGCTGGCCGGCCACATTGGCAAGCTCGGACTGCAGGGCGACGATCGACTTGCCCTCCGTGCCGCCCAGCGCGCCGATGGCGGCGATCACCTGGTCGGAGGTCGCGCCGGCTGTGAGGCCGGCGGCGACAGCGATCGGGTCGAGCTGCGCCTGCAGCGACACCGTGCCGGTCTTGTGCTGCTGGTGCAGCGTGGTGACGGCGGCGACGAGCGTGTCCTCGGACGTCGAGTCTTCGAGGCCGAGGGCTTTGAGCAGGCGCTGCAGAAGCGGGTTCATGGTGGACTCCTGGTGAAGGGTCTTGAGGTTGCGAAGGTTGGCGCGGTTGACGAGGCTGGCGCGCAGGATGCGCTGCACCTTGCCGGCTTTGTCGTGGAGGACCGCCGGCGAAATGGCGCGATAGGCGCGGCTGGCGACGAGACGGCGGCCCGCTGCCGTCCATTCGACCTGGCCCCAGATGCCGTCCTCACGTGCCTCGAGCCCAACAATCCAGCCACGGGCCGGCGCCGGCTCGCCGCGCGGAGCGGCGTGATCGGTGGCGTGGTTCTCGTCGAGCACCAGTCGCTCGCCGGTGGGCAGGCTCGCAGCGATGATGTCGGCGTGGGTCGAGACGAGGTAGGGGCCGCGGCCGTCGACGGTGAAGATCCTGTCGCCGGCTGGGAGGAGGTGAATCCACTCGGGCGCTTCGGCGCCGGCCGCGATGTCGACGGCAGAGCACAGGGCCACGTCGCCATCGTCAGCGGCATGGAGCGAAATGCGGGGCGGGTGATTGACGCGGCTCATCATGGGCGGTCACACTGCCAGTGCGAAAAGCTGCGTCGCGCCCCGGAACCGGTTCCGGGGTGTTCAAAACGAAAACAGCGTGGATAACCGGGGCGATTTCGGCCCATCTGGCGAAACTGCCGCCGACACCTTCACGACGGTTTTTCGAAGCCCGTTAGAAAGCTTTAGAAGCCCCATGGGGCGGCTCGGCGCCCCATGGCGCTATATCCGGCGCATTGGACCGACGAGGGCGCTCACGAGCGAAACCAGGCGCCGTTCGACCAAGCTGGCGGATTCGGGAGGTCAGTGGCGGCGGGGGAGGGGCCGGTGGAGGGTGCCGGCGGCGCGCTGCTCCGCGCGGAAACGGCGGGCCCAGTCGAGGTCAGCGGCGACCAGGGCGGCCGGCGCCTCGCCCTCCAGGAACTCCGCCATCCCATCGACCACGTCGAGGGTGTCGAGATCCGCGGGCGTGGAATGCTCGTAAACGACGGCAGCGGTCTTGTTCATCGGTCGATCGCCTCCCTCGTGCGAGCCAGGGCGTCGGCGTCCCGCAGGTCCAGGGTGCCGTACCAGTCGCTGTTGAATAGCAGCTTCCGGCCCAGCTTGCTACGGGCGACCCGCCAGGCGAAGTTGTCCGGGTCGGAGAGGGCCTCGCGCGCCTCGGCAATATCGGTGGCGCTGGCGATCCGGTCGCGGGCGATCCGGTCCAGGGCGGTCTCGATTTGCCAGAACAGGTCGTCGGGGTCGTCGGGGACGAAGCCGAGCCGCGCCCAGGCGTAGCCGCCGACATCGATGTTGGCGTGGACGCGGATAGCCGTCGCCCCCATGCGCCGGTAGGCGTCAAGCGCACCGCGCATCATCGCCCTCGCGTGCCCGCCGCCCTGGTATTCGGGGTCGACCCGGAAGAAATCGTGGGTCACTTCCAGGCCGTTGTCGCCCTCGCTGAAGCTCCGCACGATTGTTGCGCCTTCCGACCGGCCCTCGAACCGCAGCACTTGGCCCCGGGTCTGCCAGGCGGCTCGCATCCGGGGCAGCTCGTCGGCGGGAATGCCGGCGAGCAGGTCTGCCGCCGTCATGGCAGCCCCCTCGGCGTCGTCGAAGACGCCCAGGCGGGCTGCGAGTTCGAGACCTGCTTCGTCCACCTCGGCGACCGGCGTGGCGGGCACCTCGACCGGCGCCTGTCCCCGCGCCTGGCGCAGCCGCGCGCCGGCGAAACCGACATTGCCGGCCCAGCCTTTTTCCGGTGGCACCTGTAGCCGCGGATCGGTGTCTGGGGTGACGTCCCAGCCATAGCGCCTGAGGTCGCGATCGGCGACCACCTGGACGTGGCATCGGCAGTTGAAGCCGTTTGGCGGATAGTGCGTCTTCCAGAACGGGTGGCCGATCGGGAGGATGATGCCGTGCCATGCGCGATGCTGCGGGCGCACCCGATGGTCGCCGATCGTCACATAGCGGAAGTAGAGCTGGCGCTCCGGCCGGGCCGCCTGCATCCGCTCGGCCTGCTCATAGCGCCCTGCCGCATACGCGTTGCCGATATGGAGGCGGTAGACGAGCCGGGAGTGCCAGCCGGGTTTGCCCTCGGCGCTCCAGCCGGCTTCCTGCAGCACCGCCGCGTATCGCTTGCGGAAGTCCTCCAGCGTGCCGCCTTCGGCGAGCACATCGGCGACGGCCTTCAGCAGATCGCGCGCGACCGCGGCGCCGACCTGGTCGGTGGCCTCACGCGCAATGCCGCCGGCCTCGGCCCAGATGGCGCGCCACTCGGAAGAGGTGAGGTCGAGCCGGCGGCGCAGGAACTCGATCGCTTCCTCGAACTGGACGCCCTTGGGGAGCGGATCAGCCATCGAGCGCCAGCCCGGCGCGGCCGCTCAACTGCGCGACAACGATGGCCTGCCGAAGCGCGCGGGCCATGCCGCCCGCCGAGAGCTGCGGCGCGATGGCGAGGAGGCGCGAGCGCACGTCTTCGATATCCTGCACGGCCGGGTCGTTGACGATGCCGGCGAGCACCTGGCTCAGCAGCGCGTCGAGGAGGCCCGCGGACTCGGCTGTGAGCTGCGCGATGGTCTCAGCCTCGGCGGCGGCGCCCGCGGCCGCCGGATCGTTCTCCACCTGGTGGCGTGTTTCCTCGCCGTCCTCATCCTCCTCCTCGGTCGCGGCGCCCTTGGGCGTCGGCAGGGCCCTCGGCTTGGGCTTGCCGGCCGGATCGGTTCCGGGAGGCCCCACCACGGGCGCCGGGGTGTGGACGAGCACTTCCTCGTCGTCCTTGGGCTCGCTCAGCCCATACTTGCCGCGCACCTCGGCGGAGGAGATCCGCAGCCCGAGCGGCACGAACTTGGCGATCGCGTCGGCGAGCTGGGTGAGGTCCTCCTCGTCCGGGCGGCCGATGACGATGCGCGGATAGGCTTTCTGCGGCCCGTACTCGAGGTCGATCCAGATCTTGACCAGGTCGCGGTTGATGGCGGCTGCGAGCGCCTTTGCATCGGCCCGTTCGATGTCCTCCTGGACCTGCCGGTGTTCCTTGCTGACGGCGTGCCCGCCCGAGATCGCGTCGGTCGTCGTGGTCTGGCCGAGCGTCGCCTTGCTCATCTGGCGATCGAGCCAGTCGGCACGCCGTTCGAACACTTCGGTCGAGGTGGTCGAGGAGGGCTGCTCGAACTCGATTGTCATCGAGCTGGGAATGATCGCCGCGCAATCGCCGGCGATGTTCGCCACCGCCCGGAACAGCGTGTCCTTCTCCGCCTCGCTGGCATTGGGGCCGTATTTGCCCAGGCGCAGCGGCTGGCCGAAGGTCGCGGTGTAGATCGCCCAGTCGCGGGTGGTCATGCCCTTGAAGAGCCAGAACCACATCGCGAGGCGCGCAAGGCCCGAGCGGGCAGGAATGCCCGATTTGCCGCGCGCCACCATGTGGACGAACTTGCCCGGAGGCAGCTCGATGTCGTCGCCGGCACCGGTGATCAGTTTGGGCGTCGTGAGGTCGAGGCGATCGGGACGGAACCAGCGCTGGTCGCGCCGCTCGAGGCGCAGCGGGCGCCACTGTCCTTCGGACGTGTCCCAGGTCGTTTCCGTAAAGCTCTCGCCCTTGCCGATCGAGTCGAGGATCTCGAACACCTCGTCGGCCAGCTCGTCGCGCGTCAGCCAGTTCTCGATCATTTCCGCCTGATCGATCGACGCCTTGTCCTCGCCGGCCGGTTTCACCGAAATGTCGATCTGCGCGACCGAGCGCTTGCGCACGCCCAGCACCGCCGCGTAGTGCAGGTCGCGTTCCTCGATCTGTTCTGCCAGCTCGTAGAAGCGCAGCGGCTGGCCCTGGTCGGCTTCCTTCAGGATCGCGTTTAGCCGCTGCGGCGTGAGCCCGTCGCCGGGATAGCCGGTGAGCGGCGAGCGGACGCCGGTGATCGACGGCCCCGCCACTTCCTGCGTGAGCACGCGCTTTTCGATCGGCTTGCCGCGATGATCGACGATGCCCTTGTAGTGCGTCACCATCCTGCTTCCTCCAGAAGATCGCACGCCCGTTCCACCAGGTCTGGCTTGAAGTGGCTGAGCTGCAGGTCCATCGGGCGCGGCTCAGCGGTGTGGCTATCGCGCGCGCCGCTCCCGTCGCTCGGCAACACCATCAGCGGCTCGTCGTCGAGCTGGCTGAGGACGATCGCGAGCCGGTCGACCAGCGGCAGGTCTGCCTCTAACACCGCAGCACTCGGGAGCAGTCTCGGCCGCCGCCGCCGCTCCTCGAGCGATATGACTTTCCCGTCGTCGCCCATCAAACCCCCCGATCGCGGCCGAGCGGCGGCCGCCACCAGGGCCGCGGCTTGGCGTCCTCTTCGGGCGCCCGCATGAAATTCCCCGCACCGCCGCCGGCGCTGCCGTCCACCGACGTCGGCCGCTCCGCTCCGCGATACTCGTAGGCGACCGGCCCCTGCAGCGTGGCGTGCCAGAACATCATGCCGGCGATCGCCGAGTCCCCGTGCCGGTCGAGCCCGTCGCTGCCCTTGAACCGGAAGTCCTCCGGCACCTTGATCACCCCGTCGACATAGACGAGCGCCTGGTGGTCGCGCAGCACGTCCTCATGGCGCGGCAACAGCATGGTCCGGTCGGTGATGGCCTCGACATAGGCGAGGCCGTTTACCAGGTACCACTCGCGGGTCGCTTTCACTTCGGCGATGCACTCGCCGTAGCGCTGGCGCATGACTTCGGCGACATAGGCGCCGTTGCCGCTGGCGTCATTCGCCCCGCCCGAGAAGCGCGGCAGCCGATCGACGATATAGAACTGGACGTCGCGCTGGGTCTCGAAGGGGACGTTGCGCAGCTCGACGATGAAGTCGGTCGTCCGGTTGAGGTTGCGCTCCTGGTGGCCGACGAGCGTGTCCGAGGCGTCGCCCGATCGCGCGAAGTCTGACCCGTAGTAGTGGGCGAGGTTCTTGTCGAGCCGGTCGAGGAGAGGCTTGAGTGTGCGCTCGCACCATTCCTTGGTCCGGGCCTTCCGCTCATGCTCGGACAAGTCCTTGAAGCTGTCGGGCAGCGTCCAGCGCACGATCGGGATGGCATCGGCCGGCGCCATCGCCGCCTCGATCTGCACGCGTGTGAGCGCGGCGCCCTCGGCCTCGGCCGGGATGCAGTCCAGCTCCTGGCGCATCGCCGCCTCGCGGTGCCCATAGGCGCTGCGGATCAGCGCTTCCCAGTCGGCCTTGCCCTCCGCCGTGGCCTCTTTGCCGGCAATCAGGCAGGTGCGTTCGTAGAGGCCGTTTTGAACGGCCTTCGAGAAGGGGATGAAGTGGATGGAGTAGGGGGGCTTGCCGGTCGCCCGCACCTGCCGGATCAGCTCGTTGAACGGGTTCAGCACGCCGTTGTGGGTCGAGATGATGCGAATCTTGCCGCCCCAGATCAGCAGCGCGTTCACCGCGTCGAGGACGAGGCCGACGTCCTTGTGGAAGGCGGCCTCGTCGATGACGACGATGCCCTGGAGCCCGCGGATGTTTTCCGGCCGGCTCGACAGCGCCTCGACGCGGAAGCCCGAGGCGAAGCGGATGCGGTACGCGGCGATCTCGGCCGAGCTGCCGTCCTCGCGTTGGTCGAGGAACATGAACTCCTCGATCTTCACCAGCTCCTGGGCGACGACCTTGGCGAACTGCGCCACGTAGCCGATGAACTCGCGGCCCTTGTCCTTGGTGTCGCCGATGTAGAAGACGTTGCTGCCGCCGGCAGAGCGCGCCGCGGCCGCCACCAGCGTGTCGTCCAGGGCCTCGGCGAAGGTGATGCCGGTGCGGCGGCCCTTCTCGCAGATCTTGAGTGGCGACTGATCTTCGAGCCACTCGCGCTGGTGCAGCATGAGGACGCCATCGGCCAGCGGGTCGAGGTCCGGCGGGACGTCCGCGCCGCGCGGCAGCTCACCGGGCAGCGGCGCGTCGGGGTTGCGCGATAACACCGTGGGCGGCGCCTCGAACGCGCGCGCATCGCCGAGCTGCTGCTTGAACTGTTCGAAGCTCATTCGTCGCGGCCCACCTGGTGGAGCAGTTGCGCACACCAGCGGGTGATGCGGTCCGGACCCCGGCCGGGCTTGCCATCCCACTCGCCGCGATAGTCGGGCCCGTCGCCGCGTTCGCCGCTGTGGAAGCTCAACTGGCCGGTCGGCAGCTCGATGTAGAGGACGTGCCGGTGCACCTCCTGCTTGGGGTCGATGCCCCAGCCCCAGACGATGTCCGCCCCGTGCTCGAGGAGGGCCGTGCAGGCGTTGTCGATCGACCACTGCTTTTTGTCGTATGCCTGCCGGCGGAAGCGCGGGCGATACTCCTTGGCCCGCTCGCTCGCCTTCTGCGCGCGCAGCAGGTTCATGGCGATGACTCCGATCGGGCCCAGCGCCTGCAACTCGGCATAGAGCGCCGTGGTGCGGTCGGCGTCCGAGCCGAGGTAGGTTTCCATGACGTCGGCGAGGCGGCTCATCATGCTGCCTTCCCGACAAGCTTGCGCTCCGCAGCCCCTGCCACCCCGTGAGAGAGCTCTACGCTCGCCCCAGCTCCCCAGCCGGCCGCCCGCGCGTGAAGGAACCGGCCGCCGCCTCGGGTCGCTCGGCCTTTGACCGGCGCGGTTGCGTACCTGACGTCACGTTCGGCGAGTGCGTCGGCGAACAACGCTTCGGAAATGGTTTCGCGGAAGAGGTCGACGAGCTTGCTCGACAGTCGAGCCACCATAGCCAACGTGAAATCGGCTGCGGCTTCCCGCTTGGTCCGCATCGTGCGGCGGCGCCTGTACCAGGACGTGCGCTTGAAGGCCCCTAGTTCTCGATTGATAGCTCGATTGGTGACCTCGTGCAGGTAGGCGGCCACCTCTGGCCACGGCGCGCGGCCGATGTACTCGATGCGGCCCTCAGGAAGATGCACGGTCGCAGTGTTCGTACACACCGCGATCGTGGCCCACAGGTGCGACCGCTGACTGTTCCACCCCGCCTGTACGGAAGCTTCCTCGGCCGAGAACTCGACATCGCCGTCACGCAGGCCCATTTCGCGCATTAGAGCGGCGGCTTTCGCCGCTGCAGCCATTGCCTCGGCCTCGCTGCACCCATTTGCCGTGGTCATCGCGCGGAGCTTTCGGATGCGCTCGATGCTCACTGTCCTACCTCCGGCGCGGGGAGAGCGGCCGCCGGCGCGGGGCGGACCCCGAGGAAGTCCCGCCGCATCTGCGCGATGCGCTCAGCCGACACGCCGGCTTCCCTAGCAACGACCGCCGCTTTGTCGATGGCTTCGTCGGCGACCCTGTCGATATTGGCCTGCAGGGCATCGCGCTGCGCATTCGACATCTTGCTGGCGGACACGAGCGATTGCACCGCGCGCGCCATGTTGAGGGCGTCCTCGGACGACGCCCCGCCTTCCTCGCCACCCGAGATGATCTCGAAGATCAGCGTCTTGATCGACTCGATGACCATGATCGTCAGTTTCTCGTTGTCGATGCCGTCGAGGCGATCGGCCAGTGCGGACGAGATCTGGCGCGTCTCCTCGAGCCGGCGGCCCAGCACCGCCTGCTTGATCGAAAAGCGGTTGAACGACGAGAAGGCAGGAATGTCGAAAGCGAGGCCCTGCTCGCCCTGCAGCGCGATCAGCTGCTGCTTGAAGTCCACGTAGATGTCGGTCTGCGTCCGCTCGCGCGCCGCGAGCTGCTGGCTCGCCCAGACGATGATGTCCGCGGCCTCAACCGGAAGCAGCTCGATACCTGAGAGGCGGCCGCGGCCGCGCCGGCGACGCTCGGCCATGTCAGTTCTCCGGTGACGGCCGCGCGATTCCGTCGATGACCTGGCGCTCCTCGACGTGATCGATGCCGAGGCGCGTGAGCTTTGCCACCCGCACGGTTTCGCTGGCGTCGACATAGGTGACAGCGCCCAACTCGGCGAGGATGCCGATTTGCGTCCGCACCCACTCGCGGCTGCGTCGGTGTCCGAAGCGGTCGAGCGTCGCGGTGAGCAGTGCTTCGTTCAGCCGGCGGTCGGTCTGTTCGTGGAGGGCCCGCAGAATGACCAGGCGGGCATCGCGGGTCGTGTAGTCATCGAAGTTCACGAGCGGGCCCCTTCGCGTAGATAGTCATCGATCCGATGCGTGGTCCGGCTCACACTCGACATCTGTTCTTCTACCCGGCCGATGACGCCCTCGAGCTTGACAAGCGACAGCTTCAACTCGTTCACGTCGGCGGCGGTCGGCATGTGCTTCAGGTCGTTCTCCACGCCCGTCAGCCGCTTGTCGTGGACGGCGAGGTCTTCGGCGATCGCTGCAAGCGCATTGGCATTCGTGCCCGCCGCTGCGAGCTGCCGTTCCGCCGAGTCGAGGCGCTTCGTCAGTGCCTCGATTTCTTTGCGCGCGGCCGCCTTCTGAGTAGCCCACCATGTGTAGATTACGCCCGCGAGCGGGCCCACCACAGGGACGACGAGGGCGAACATCTGTTGCAGGTCGTAGAAGCTCATTTCTTGCTCCGGTCGGCAGCGCGGAGCGAGGCCGCGAGGTTGCGGTAGAATTGGAGGAACGCGTCGAGGCTCCAGCCACAACGGCTAAGGGCCTCGCGATCGCGGTCCCAAAGCTGTTCGACTTCGGCCTGGGTCAGCTCGCGATCGGGCAGGGCGACGGGCGCGCTGCATCCGCCCGCGATCGAGCGCGGCACATCGGGGAGGAGGATGGGGCCCTCAGTGCTGGGCGTTAAGCCGCCGCACGCTGTCAACGCCAAGGCAGCGGTTGCTGCCAAGAGGGTCGGCAACGGCCGCCGCATCGCGTGCCTCGCGGGCATCGTTCAGCTCCATGTTCTTTCGTTCGAGATCGACCGCCAGCCGATCAACGACGCGCGCGGCATCCTTGATCGCCTGGTCGTTGGCTTCGCGCTGCGCGCGCTTCTCGTCTTCGCACCGGGCCGTCGCTTCGGCCTCGCCATCGACGTAGCCCTGGTGACGGATGAAGGCGTAGACACCCCACAGGCCGCCGCCGATCGACGCGACGAGACCGAGGACGGCGACGAGGCGCCAGACCGGCGAGAGGAGTTTGAACGCGGCAAGCATCACTTGCCCTCGGCCACGCCTTCGAGGCACAGCTCCCGCTCCGCGGTGCGGCGATTGACCAGCCCCTGGACGACGCGGCCGCCCGCCCGGACCCACTTCATCAGCTCATCGCACGCGACGCTGAACTCGCCGGCGTTGAGCTTCTTGACCAGCGTCGACCTGCAGGCGGCGCCCGTGCCCACATTCCACGCCCAGCTCACGACCGACGCCATCACCTTTACCGGCACACGCTCGTTGGTGATGCAGGCGTCGACTTCGGCGTAGTATTTGCCGACGCCCCTGGCGAGGCCGGACTCGCATTGCGCCTGAGTGCGCACCTCGCCTGGTTTCACATTGTAGGTTTCGCCGTAGCAGACCGTCCACACGCCGACGATGTCGCGGTAGGCCTTCAGCTCCAGCCCTTCCCACGGCATGATGAGCGCGGCCGCCAGAGCGATGACAGCAGCAGCGCTGCCGCCAGCGGCGATAGTCCGACCGTTGATAGCCATGTGCGGTTTCCTCGGCTTGCGCCCGACGCGCGATGCCGCCACACTGCCCGTGCATTCCCGAAATTCGCGCCCCGGAACCGGTTCCGGGGCTGTGAGAGACTTAGCCGAACAGGTCAGGCTGACCGCTTGGGACCCTTTGCCGGTCCTTGGCGCGGCGCTTTCGAATCGCACGGCCGGTTACCCCGAGCGCCCGAGCGATTTCCGTTTCGGAGGCACCTTCGGCCTGCATCTCCGCAAAGCGCCGCGCGAGCTGGTTGCGCGAGTAGACGTATCCACCCTCAGGCCCGAGCGGAATGTCGATGCGCCGGGTCGACCCGAGCGCCACGATAACCGCCTGGGCGGCGACCGGCCCGACAAGCCCGCTCAGCCAGTTCTTGCCGCGCGCGTGCTGCGGCATCGTGACTCGAGTGCCGCCATGCTGCCGCGCGATCTTGAGCGCGACGTCTTTGCCGGCGGCCTCCGCGATCAACGCCAGAACAGGCGGCAGCTCGGCGTGCTCACTCATCCTTGCCGCGCCTTGCCTTATCGCCGCCCCCCCGGCGCTGGTCACGGCGGAGCACCGTCGCCACCACAACACGCGCCGCACCGCTCGCCCCTGGACCGTCGGAATGGTCCCGGAGCATGAACCGGACGCCATCGGTGACGACTGAGCAGGCATCCAGTTGCGCGGCCGTCAGGGCCTTGCCGGCGATCATCGCTCGCACCGCCTCGACGTCGAGGCCGAAGGCCCGCTCGAGGTAGCGCAGCACGGCGTGGTCTGAAACCTCAAGATCGACTTCGCGGCGCTTCATCGCTCAATCCACCAGGGGGCTCTGCCGCCATAGAGATCGCCTTGGGCGGGCGCTTCATCGGCGCAGGGCTCCGCTGCGACAGGCAGCGGTTCGGCCGCCGGTGGCCCCAGCAGGAGGACCAGTGGCGGCGTTTGTGCGAGCAGCAGCTCCTGCGACGTCAGTTCGAGCGCGAGGGCCTCCAGGGCGCGACGTTTGAACGATCGCGGCTTGAGGCACTTGATCCGCATGGCGAGGTTCGCGCGGCGGGCCCGCACTTCGGCCAGTTCTCCCCACCTGCTCACGGCACCGCCCTCGCCGCCGCCTTCTTTGCGGCGAGGCGCCTAGCCGCCTCGCCGCGGCTCGCGAGGGCCTCGTCGGCCGAGCGCGTGTAGCGGTCTGCCATACCGGGCGGGAAATGCAGCACTGACGATCGGCGCGGAAACTCCGGCGGGACGGCCTCCCAAATGAACCAGGCATACGCCGTTGCGGATGTGGCCTCCGGGTCCCAGCACCCTTCGATCATCGGGACGCGTTCGGCGAAAGGGCAGATCAGGAGCGGCCGGCGCAACCCGCTGAACACCTGGTTGTACCGATCGATGCCCTCCAGCCATTGCAGCCGCAGCAGCATCGCGACTCCGACGCGCGCGATCGACAGCGCACGGTCAAGGAAGCGCTCGGCGAGCGCATATGGTGGATTGCAGATGATCCAGTCGACCGGCAGGCAGGTTTCCCGCGTCGCCATGGTGAAGTCGAGATTGCGGACGCTGCCAAAGCCCCAATCGTGAACGTCCGTGGCATGAACGACGCCGAAGGTCTCCGCCAATGGGATCGCCATATGCCCGGCGCCGCAACACGGGTCCCAGGCGGTCGCGATCCGGGCGGGAAGCGGCAACAGGAACTCCGGCCGCAGAACCTCGTGCACCACGGCCCGCGTGGTCCAGGGCGGGGTAGGGAAGAAATCGAGCGCGTTCGCGGGCGAGACATTCCTGCTCGCCATCACCGCCGTGCTGCCGGAGGGAACGATCATGGCCGGCTCACGAACTCGATACCGTCGCCGGCCGCGCGCAAGCGTTCAGCGGCGGCGAGGGCGAGTGGGTGCGGCTTTCGTTCGACCGTCCGACCGTCGTCGTCGAGCATCGTCGCCGGCGGCGGCCCGACGTGCACCAGGGCGCGCCCGAGGATCTTGTGCACCATGATGTCGTATCCGGCCCGCCGCAGCTTCGCTGCGAGGGCATAGGTGGTCAGCGCAACAATGTAGCTGCCGTAGGAGGTTTGGCTGCTGCCCTTCACCATCGCCTCGGCGATGCCGCGGGTGGCGACGAACGAGCCGGGATCGGCAACAAGGGCGGCGAACAATACCTTCTGGTGTCCCACGGGCCGGGTAGCGCGCCGCAGGGCGTCGCGATCAATCACCATCTTATCACAACCCCCTCAAACTGCCCCTCGCCGTGGGTCATGAGCCAAAAGCGGCCGAACTGCGCGAGGCCGTCGAAGCCATCGGCGACCGCGAAAGTCGCCATCTCGGCTCGGCTGAGTGGGATGCCGTTGATCTCGATTCCGGCCACACAATCCTCGGCGCGCCGGCCTACCTGGATGACGATGCTGTCGATGCCGAGGCAGAGCGGGTCGTCGATCAGTTTGCGGGCGTGCTTGGTCCGCATGCCGGTGTAAATCTGGACCGGCTCACCGGGCCGCGCATGGCGCCTGCCACCCTGGTGGCGCACAGTCTGCCGCTTCGTTCCGTCGATCAGCCGCTCATGGAACGCCGATTTGAAGTTGTAGGCGACCATCAGCACACCTCCCTCACCTCTGCCCGCGGTAGGGCCCGCACCTCAACGCCCAGCTCTGACATGAGAGCGTCGAGGTCGGCGTTGGCGGGGATGCGGCGGCTGTCGCCGAGAAGCCGCAATTGCGCCTTGACCACAGCCCATTTGCGCAGGTCGATCGACTTCCCACTGGGGGACATGGCGGTGTTACGCTTCGGCCATTCGACGCCGGCCTCCCGCGCCAGCCATGCTTTCAGCGCTTCTACGATCGCGCGGCCCTCGGCCGCGTCCTTCACCCAGTTGATCAGGTCGACGCCGGTCTGCCGGCGGACGAACGCGACAAGAGCGGTGTCCTCGCGATGCTCGACCACCCCAAGATTCCACCCGGAGATCCACAAGGCCCGGCAGATGCCGGCATAGGGACCGTCGAGGCGCAGCGCGCCGCGGGCTTTCGAAGCCTTCTCGCGGTGCCTTTGAGGCTGCCCCGAAAGCACTTTGAGGCGATCGATGACGGCGACCGCGGCGGAGCCGCTAAGGTCCTTGCTGGACCGCACGCCGGCCTGCTGCTCAAGGAAATCGCGATAGGCGTCCTCGTCGTTGAGGCCGGCGGCGGCGCGCAGCGAGTGGATGGCGCGGATCTGTGGCTTGCTCGCGCTCACTGCCCGCCCCCGAAACCTACGAAGATCATAGCCAGGGCGACGAACAGCAGCACCAGGACAGCGACCCGCCGGGCGGCAGCGCCATCGGCGCGCGGGGCGACGGCCGCCGCGGCGCGCTCCGGCCAGACAACGTCGAGGTCGTCGTCCAGGAGGCCGTCCCGATCGAGCGACACGACCAGGTCAGCGATTTCCTCGCACTCGCTGCAGCACGAGCGGCCGCGCAGAGCCTCGTTGGTTCCACAATAGGCGCACAGGACGATGAGGCGCCGGCCGAAGGGATGGCTGGTCATGCCGCGTCACCCCGCTGCATGAGCCGTACGCCGCGGGCCTTCGCGCGATCGAGGCGGGAGACCGGCGTGCCCCCGAGAGGCAGGCCCTCCCAGCCGCGCGGCTTCCGTGGGTCGTACTTGTCCAGGTAGCCGCGTGAGGCACGGGCCCAGACCTTCTTCCCCCAGCTCGTCGTCCGGAAGAAATTGGGCTTACCCTCGCGCAATGCCTTGCGGCGGGCCTTGAGGTCGGTATCGGCCGGGAGCGTCTCGTGGATGGTCGCGATGATCGCGACCGCTTGGGCGTACCAGGTGTCGCTCATGATGCGGCCCTCGCGAGGACCGCTGTGGCGGTCTCGATCCACACACGCATGGCGCCGTCGAGGCCGACCGCGGAGGTGGCGGTGACGCCCGCGAAGGTGATGGCGACCGGCGGCACGATCCTGACGATGAATCCGGCGCTGACGAGCTGCAGGCGGCGCCTTTCGAGCGCTGCGCCGTAGTAGTGATCGATACCGGGTGCCTTCGCCGGTAGCCGGTGAAGGCACCCGGCGACGAGCTGGATCGCCTCGGGCAGGTTGGCGGGTTGGCGGCTCATGGGCGGGCCTCGCGCAGCTTGCGGCGCGCGGCCTCGGTCCAGTTGCTCATCGCGGCCCTGAGGCCGCCCGTCGACGTCGAGCGGACGCCGGAGAGCGAGAACGACGCGCCGTTGAAGTCGGACTTGGTCTTGGCGCCCTCGGCCGCCAGCTCGGAAACGATACGGGCAAGGGCGGCGTCGTAAGGGCCGCGATTGTTGTAGTCGAACGCCGGCAGGGAGCTGAGCTTGGCCTCGACGAGGCGGATCAGCTCGCGGATGCGGGGGAAGTCGAGTGACGCCATCGACTCCTCCTATGCCTTGACCGGATCGGCCAACTCGGCGCCGAACGGCTCGACCACGAAGTCCTCGCCGGCCGAACCGATGGTGATCCCGCTGACTTTCCCGGCGACGTCGGGCTCCGCCTGCATGGCGTCGCGATTGACTTCCTCTTTGGTGCGAATGAACCGGCTGAGCCCGAGCGCCTTGAGCGTTTCGACCAGCGTGTCGGCGACGGCCTTCGCGATGCGAACGCTCGGCGGACGCAACCGCCACAGCACCTTGCCGGTGCCAAGGTCGACCGTCTTGGTCTTACCGTCCCCGGTCAGCGCTGAACGATTGGCCTCGGCCCACATCTTGAGGCCTTCGGTGAGTTCCTCGATTGTGTCGTGGAAGGGCTTTGCTTGCCCTTCAAAATGCGTCTTCACGTCGGCCAGAGCGGTATTCATGCCGGCCTCGATATTGGCGAGGGCACGCTGCATTTCTCCAATAGCGGCAACACTCGCCGCAGCTTCGTCGCGGTTCTGCGGTACGGGTATATTGGCCCCGAGGGTCTTGGACTTACCCCCAGTCCGCCTAGACTTGCTCATCGTGGAAACT